TAGGAAGCATTTCGGTTACGCCTAATGTAGTTGCCATCTTTTATCTCCAAATATCAGCTATTCTGATTTCTTTGTTTAATTAGTCTTATTTTTTCTTTTTTCGAAAGTTGCTTATCAGTTGATGAAACTTTGGTTGAATGTTCAAAATCAAATACAGAAGTCCACCAATGAACAAGGTATTGGCAATAGAAAGAACCAATACCATTATGAGAAAGTAAACCATCCAAACGAGATCAGAAATCACGTTCCATGCCCATGCCTGGATTATCTTTCCAAGCGGCATCAGAAACTCTCTTTTCTAAATCCTCAACTTCAATTAGAAGAACTTCTAATTCTTTTATAACTGGCTCAACTATATCTCTTGCCCATCCAAGAGGACGATTTCCCATTTTATCCAAAAGTTTTTGAAGTACAGAAATAATCTTCTTTATTTTTACAGTTGGACTCGTTTTCAAATGATCACTGACAACTTGCTCAACCAATTTACTAAGTTGTTTCTTTGTAATTTTCATCTCATCCTACCTTATATCCGTATTTGTTCTTCAATCCACGAACAAGATACTTCCAAACAGTTTCATTTCCCTGGCAAATTTCTGCAATGTCTTCAAGAAGTTCTTCGTTTGAAAGACCATTCTCTGCTCTGAAACGAAATAACCAAGCAAGTTTACCATCAGTTTCCGGCTCGATTTGTTCCTCAAGTTTTTCGTCGCAACCTTCATCTAGTCCGCCGAATGAAATGCCGTGTTCACCACTCTTTTTCTTGGCAAGCTCTTTTGCATCCCAAACAATGTCATCATCATACAATGTTCCATATTCAAAAACAACGTCATCAAGCTGTTTTCGAATTTCTGGATCCAGACTTTCAATATCGATTTCGTCTTCGTATGAAGTTGACATGAGAAGTGGAACAACCTTAGAATGTTCCAAATCCATATCAAAGTTGGCTGGATCGATATTACGAGTCAAAAGTGAATAAGCAAGAGCCAGTTCATCACGTGAACGTCCTTTTGGACCAGACATTTCAGGCGAACTATCAAGCTGTTCTTTCATGACCTGCTTCAAAGAAGACAAAGTCAACTTCTCCGCTAGTTTATTTATTTGTTTCGAAGTTAACTTCATCTTCTATCATCCTGCAATAAAGTTGCCTCTGTTGTTGAGAACAAAGGAGATATCCAAGAATTCCAAAGTCTTCGTTGGTAGAATCATGATTCTTCCACGAATGGTGTTATTTTCGATATCTGCCAACGTGGTCGTTGTTGTATCGATTTGAACAAGATACTTGTCAACACCCTTGTTATCTTGCACGCGCTTCAAGATTGGTTTTACCAAGTTTGAGAAACGCTCAAGTGTTGCTTCTCTGTTTTGCTCAAAGATGATTCGGTCAGCAATCTGTTTGACTTGACGACGAAGAGAAATCAAGAGACGACGAACGTTTACACGATCAAATGCACTTTCAGTTTGAAGAAGTGTTCTTTGACCCCAAACAACCGTTCCTTCAGAACCTGCAAATACAGCCAATGGATTGATGTTTGCGGACTGCAAGTCATCCAAGTTGTCTCGTGAAAGACGAACCGCTGGACGAACTGTTGTTTCAAGAGCGCCCCTTGTGAAACCTGCTGGAGCAAACCATGGGTATCCAACGCTGTCATTCTTAGCAAATGCACCAAGAACTGCTGCGGTTGAAGCTGCTGTTCTAGTTGTGTTGTTGAAGTCGTCACGGATAACAACGTCAGGGAAGTATGCAGCACCGAAAGATGAATTCAATCCTCTGTTGTTGAAGTTGTTTGCAGTGTTGACAACAGAAAGAGTTTGTGAAGAACTTGAAACTTCTGTGCTGTTTACATCGATGTTTTGAATATCCATCAAATACAAAGCATCATAACGGTTCTCAACCATATTCAATGCGTTGTCTGTAACGTAGGTGTTTCGAATTCCTGGAAGTGCAAGAAGTTGAATATCAACTTCTGTTACATCTGACAAGATGTTCAAAGCTGTAAGATATGAACTTACCGTTGGACCATCCACCGTTCCGCGGTTTGTGTTATCCATTTCTTCTTCAACAGCAACGTTCGTAAAGTAACGTGTTCCTTGATTGAAGATATTGACTCCATCAAATCCACCGAAAAGAGGTACTGTGAACTTAGCCAACTGTCTTACAGAGCTGTCTGTAAGGTCTGAAGTTGCAAGAGCACGGAAACCGTTTGTTGAGTCATTTGAGATATTTCCTTGACGAACATAAGACCATGTAACAGCATTCACAGTATCAACAAGACCTGTTGAAGGAGTGTACTTGATCTTGACTTTATTCAAAGTGAAATAGTTGTTATTGTATGCATCTGCATCAACAATACCATTTTCAGTTGTTGCTTGAGCGCCTTGGTTGTCATAAACAACAAAGTCTGCCCAATTCGTTTGGAAATCTGGATAGTATTGAACGAAGCTTCCAATGCCTGTCTCAATCTCTGTCGATTTGTTTGGTTCAGTTACAGAGGTTTGACGCTCAAATTGAACACCCCAATACAAGCTGCGGTCAACTGTTTGGTTAGGTGAAGCTCCTCTTGAAAGAGACTTTCTGTAAGGAATTGGTGGCTGAACAAAGCGATAAGTGATTGGATCTGTACCCGAACCAGTTACGTAATATGTTCCATCATCATTCTGATTTCCGAACGGCGCAGAGCCCGAAACTTGAAAATGTTGAACACCACGGAAACCAAATGGAAGTGCTGTTGGATCAATCTCAGCATCTTCAACTTGAGCGTCCATCTCTACACGAATGTAAGAGGAAGCATTTGGGTAGTTTCCTTGAGTGATGAGCTTTTGACGATCGGATGAGTTATCAAAGTTCCAGAATGTGTGGAAGTCTCCAATCACTTTTGCAACATAGTTTTGTGCATTTGGATTGAGGGACAAACCTCTCCATTGTTCAAGAACTTTTTTGTTCTTATCTGTGTCGTTGTAATCACGAACAATAAGGTCAAATGTACCATATTGGTCAACAGTGCTTACAGATGGTGTAATGTTCTCAATGGAGAACTTCACACGCTTATTTGCATATTCACCGTCATCCAAAGACCAAACTCTAAAGAGATTTTGTGGTGAACCACCAAAGTTCTGAGACACAACCCAAGGGCTCTTTGGAGTCTTGTATCTGTCCTCGAAGTTTTCAAAGTTTGGCGTTACGGTTGAACCTGAGTTTCTGCTAAGAGAAGAAGAAACAAGGAAAGCAATCTGTTCTGTAAGGTATGTGCTTCCGGAAACAACACCTGAACCAGTTACGGTTGCAAGTGCTGGGTGAACAGGGAAATCCGCATAAAGGAAATGACCCTTTTCTTCAATCTTGAAAGGATCTGTATTGAAGACCTTTCCAAAATAGTTTGGAGCAGTTACATCGAAAGAAGCAGAAATAACATTTGGCTCATTCGAGTTTTTGAAACCGTTCAACAGAAGAACGAACTCTTGTAGACTTCCCGAGATGTTTACAGAACCCGTTACCTGACCTCCAGCGTTCGTCCATGTTCCGGAAGAAGATGCTGGGGTGTTCCATGGGGATGCAGAAGATGAGAGCGTTAGAAGAACGCCTGATGGCGCGAAAACTACACCTCGAACAACTGGCGTTCCTTCGGTTGGAAGTCCTGCGGAAGAGAAGAAATCGCTTCCTGAAGTTTCTTTCATGATTGAAGCAAGAAAGTATGTTCTTCCTTCATCTCCACCTGCATATGCATATGGATTGTCATTGAAAGCACCACCTGATGCATTTTGTGGAAGGTCTGAACCGACAACAAATCCAGCATTTACAACCTTACCGGAGTTACTTCCGTCTGTTGTTCTTGCAAGTGCATTACCTGCTCCAAGAACACGAAGATATGTAAGAGACTGAGCGTTCCTTAGCCATTCACTTGCTGCGATTGGACCATTGAAAATGTAGTCATTTGGACCACCAAAGACCTGATTGAAATCTTGAGTTGTCGGAACTGTAACAGGAACAAATGCCGGACCTCTTTGCGCAGCACCGACTACACCAGCAGGAATGCCAGTTGGTCGTGTTGCAGTTGGACCAGTTAGATTTTGAACTCTTACGGACACGCCTGCTGATTTGAAGCTGATAGTCATTTTTCTTTTCTCCATCCATGGCAGGAGGTTCTACTGCCGCACATTACAGCGAGAATGCTAGAATATTTCAAACTATGATCCTCGCAAAATTTTCTCAAATTTGTAAACTCAAAATGCTCACCACTTGGAGAAACTAAAATTCTTTTGTTTCTTTTTGGACGAACAGTTTTTTCAGGTTCAACACTTTCGTTATATGACCAAATAAATCCACCGCTCGTTTTTAGTTTACCATTACAACAAAGATTGATTGCTGAAGGGTTTCCATGTGTTTTAGTAGCAGCCTCATTGCAGCCAAAATGAACAGCCAAAAGATTTCCACGTTTGTCAAACTGGAATATTTTTCTACTGTTTTTGTTCAATCTTCCTCGGTTGCCAAACATTGGATTTCCATTTCCGAAATTTGCTTTTGAAAGTTTGTTGCGAACTTCCTCAGAAGGCATCTCAGCAGTCTTCTTTATGTTATAACATTTTGTTTTTTGATCCCAGAACTCATCTAAATATCTTTGCTCTTGAACAAGTAGATTTTCAGGACTACAAAATTTGGTAATGTGAAAAGCAAACACACCATCACCGTACTTGTTGAAATCATTTTGAAGAAATGGATTTGAATGCTTTCTCTTTTTTAGAGCATTGAAGTGTTCCCTTTTTCTTCTTTTGAGATCAATAGAACTTCCATAGTAAACACGACCATTGACTTCATTTTCAATTTTATATATTCCTGATTTGAAGCTGATTGTTGTCATTTTTTACCCTATTCTAACTATTGTTCAATCACTGAAACTCAACACCGGAGTTTGTAACAATGAAGTCGATTGCAATAAATTCAACTGCCTTCACTGGTACAAGTCTGATTTGACAGTTCAAACGATTTGCATCTGCATCTGCTTGTGTATTGTTTCTGTTATCACAGATTACATCAAAGAACTCAATTCCACCATTTGTTTGAACTTCTGACAAAAGTCTACGAAGTTGTTCACTCAAACGCTGTCTAAGTTCTGGAGTGATCTGTTCCCAAATCAAACTATTTCCAATTCCGATGACTTGGCGCTTTAGGTCAAGAAGAAGACGCTTCACGTTGATACGTTGAAGAGCCGTTCTCTCATTGTCCAATGTATTTTGTGAGAAGATAACGTAACCTTCACGAGGGAACTTGACGATTGGGTTAATTCTAACATCGGCAAGTCTTTCCTGATCTGGTTGGTTGATACGGACAGTCGTTCTTTCAACAAAGGAAAGTGCTGCACGGTTGAAACCTGCTGGTGCATACCAAGGATATGCAACCTTGTCATTGAATCCGATTGCAGCAAATGCAGCGACGGAGGCAGGAACAACAACACGGCGTTGAGTGTTCATATCTGTAATGATGATGTTTGGGAAGTAAGGAGCAACATATGAGTTGTCCAATGCTCGAAGCTCAAACTGATCTGCTGTGTTTTGAACGTCAGCACGTGTTGAAGCCGAAGCATCACCTTCTCCATCGAAAACTCTTTCAATGTCAACGTTGTAAGATGGAACGTCCATCGTGTAAAGGATAAGTCCATTTGTCGCAACAGCGTCAGCAACATAATCCGTCACAAGAGGCTCTCTTTGTCCAGGCACAGCAAGAAGATTGATTGAAGATGCCAAAGGATCTGTCATAATGTCCGTTGCTGTACGGAATGCAAAGATACTGTTGTTCAAGATACCTGTTGCATTTTGGTTGAAACCAAATCCTGGCGAAGTGAACGCAGCGTTTGCATTTCCAATGGTTGTTCCACGAGCTTCAGTTGAAGTTGAACGGTCATTGAATGTCGCAGCATTTTTATCAAGAATGTTTGTTCCATCAAATCCACCTGCCATAAGAGCTGTGAACTTCGTGAAATCAGAGAACTTGTTGAAGTCGGCTGCGCTTGTTCCCTTATTCAAAAGAGTTGCAAATGTGACTCTTTGAAGAGTTCCGTCCGTAATCTTGTAAGATGAAACATCTGGTTCACCATCACGAATGTAAGCTGCCTGTCGAATGTGTGTTTCAACAGATGAAGTTACGTCTGCAAGATTTTGGTTGTAAAGAGCAACACGAGCAAGAGTGAACTTGTTGCTATTGAATCTGTTCACAAAAGCTCCAGTTACAACTGTATCAAGCTTTGAAATACCGGCAAACTTGGTGTAACTCTCAACCAATGGGTTTGGTTCAGAGGAAACATTTGGGTTTACAACGTTATTGTTTCTGCTGTCCTTGACGCCCCAAAAGAGACGACGGTCTACAACTTCAAGATTGCCAGGCGCACCTCTCCAAGTTCCAGTTGTATCAACTGAACCACGAGTTAGTTTGAAACGATATGGCAATGGAGGAACAATTGCTCCAAGAAGTCTTCCTTCGCCTGAACCGGAAGCTCCAAGACGAATCGAGCCTGCTGAACCTGTGTTGTCAAGCAACGTTGGGTTAGTTGAAAGAACTTCGTATCCCTCATAACCAAAAGGCAAAGCCTCTGGTGGAGTAAATCCTGAGTTTAGGCTCTCATCCATCTCTACACGAATGTATTTGGACTGTCCTTGATGAATTCCATATTGTTGAAGTCTCTTGTCTCTTTCATCAACAACATCGAAGTTGAAAGAAGCGTAACTGTCACCAACAACTTTTGCAATGTAGTTGTCATCTGATGGATTCAATGAGAGATTATTGAACTGCTCAACGACTTGAGGTTCATAGTCGTTATCATCAAATGCACGAACAACCAAAGAGAAAGTTCCATACTTGTTTCTCAAATCTGTAGATTTCTTGACGTTTACAATAGAAACTTTGTATTTGTTGTTTGCGTAAGCACCATCATCTTTTGAGAAAATCTTGAAAAGACGATACTCATTCTTACCGAATGGTTGAGAAATGAACCATGGGGTTGATGGCGTTGTAAATCTTGTGTCGAAACGTCCAAAGAGCTGACGGAATGGAGAAGAAGTATCTCCACCTGTTGTGGTTGTATTTGCTGAACCTGATGCAAGGAAAAGGTCAGCCGAACCTGTGTTGATTGAAGCAAGTTCTGCATCAACAGCGTAATCTCCGTAAAGAACGTGATATTCCGTGCCAAACTTCTCTGGATTTGTGTTCAAAACTTTTGCGATGTAGTTTACACTTGTTGGATCAAGAGAAGCAGTAACAATTCTTACACCTGCAAATCCATCACTATTGGCGAATGAAGTTCCAACGGATGTTGAAATTGCCAACTTGAATGAACGGTCAAATGCCCCTGATGGAGCTGCAAAGCTATCAAGGTCTTCACTGTAGCTTTGGTTCCAATCAAGAACTTGAAGTCTTGTGCCCGAAGCTGCAAAGAGAACACCACGAACCAAGAACACTTCGTCGCTTGCACCTGAAGAAAGGAACGAAGCATTATCTGTGAACATTGGCATGCCGTATGCCTCAGAACCAGTTAGAACGTGCTTACCGCCGATGAAGTAAACAGATCCTTCGGCATCACCAGGGAAACGTGAAGAGAAAGATGAAGAAACCTTGAAACCGGCATTAGTTACAGTTCCTTGAGTTCTGGTTGTGTCAATATCAGCAATAGTTGTATTTGCACCAGCACCAAGAACACGAACGAAAGAAACAGCGTTCTTACTTTCAAGGAATTTTTGCACAGTATAAGTTGATGGATGTTTGCTATCCAACTCACCGAAAGTGGTTACGAAATCTGAGAAAGTTCCAACTACAACTGGAACAAATGCTGGACCTTTCAAAGAAGATCCGATCACACCTGCTGGAACGCCTGTTGGTTGTTGTGAGGTTCTTGTAAGGTCAATCTCTCTTGGATAAAATCCTGGAGTTTTGAAAATCTGGTCTGCCATTCTTGGGTTCCTTTTTCACGAAGACTAAATCTTGTCTTCCTTCTAATTAGGACTTGAATTGTCGTAATACTGCCGCTTCACTTATTCTTCAATACTATTTGCTGGATAAGTTCAAAATCGTTTGTGTAGAAAATCGACTCACCCTTTAGATTGAAACGTTGAAGAACTGGCACATATCGGAAAAACGTCTTTCCTGTCCTTTTATCTACAAATTCTTTCTTGACTAAATACTTCCTATCAGTTGTATCTTTCTGTTTAGTTTTCGGATTTTCTTGAATATCAGAAAGAATGAACTTGTCCTCAACTCCGAGAGCAACGGGCTCCCTCTCAAGGTTTTCTGATTTGTGTACGTCATTCTCCATATTGTGGAAGTCAAATACAATGTCTGGAGCACTGATCCATTTTCTAACAGGCACAGGCTGCCCTGGGGCGTTCGTAGCAAGGATGTAGCCCTTTACTTTCATATTGATGGTGTATCTTAGGACACGGCGGTTATCTTTGAAGTCATCAAAGTTGTCACCACTTGCCATCTGATCTTCAACGTAAGCCAAGAACCAATAGCCTTTATCAGTATTTATTCGAAACATCTTGTCTTGAGGAAGATAAGAAGACATGAATGTTTCAATCATATAGGTCATGTGCTCTGTAAATGAAGTCCAAAACACAATCTCATAAGTTGCTGTAAAAAACTGAGGTTGTGGTATCGTATAGATTTCATAGATGTTTGCTGTTGATTTCAACTTCGGTTGAAGAAGTCCCCCTTGAATAACATCTTCTTCATACTGATCGATTCCCGTCTCTCTTGACGTTTCAGGAAGGTTCATATTTTCCAAGGCAAACTTGTTCAAATAGTTTTGAAAGTCTCTGTCCTTGTCGGAAAGTTTCTTTGAAATCGTCAATGTACCTGTCTGTTGGTTTATTCCTCGACCATTGATATCCTCAGTGGTCTGTTCAATGCCGCGGCGTCTAATTGAGATAGCTGGAAGAATTATTCTTCCATCCTTATCTTTCAAAGGTTTCAGTTGTTTTGCTGTAGCAAATCTTTCTCCAGTTGCAAAGATAACACTTGGTTTCTTTACATCAACAGCTCCATTTGATGTCCGAACCTTAGCAATTGTAAATGGAATTTCACGATTGAATAGGTTAAACATTCCTTCATCTGCATCAGTGATTCCGCATGGAGGAATGGTAAAATCAGTTGATGGAATATCCTCATATCCCGAATTCAAATGAGGTTTAGGGTCTGAAGGATCCCTTTCGATATTGAAACGAGTTGAGTTTTTGTTTTGAGACATATCAATAAATAGATAAACCCCAAGAGGAATATCGATTTAGGATAATGAATGGAACATAACCAATTAGAGAAGAGCTCAGACCCATGAGGGGTCATTCATTCTTATTGAGCCTGTTTCTTGGGAGGAGCAACAGTTGGAGCTTGATTTCCAGGGGTTTGTGCTGATGTTTTTGTTTTCACAGGTTTTCTAGTAGCACTGTCAGAACCAATCGACTTACCATCTTTTGCATACTCTGTATTTGCTGTGTTTTTGTCAAAACCATAATCCAAAAGAACAACACGACCATCTGGAGTTTTGCCCCAATGATCATGGAACTTCATATCACCACGAATAAGACCCTTCTTGACAAGGTTGTTGATAGCATTCAAGAAAATCAAGTCTTGTTTTGCTTTGACTTTCTGTTCAGGTGTTGACATTTTAGATTGATCAATGTCTGATGGTTCCCATTGATCACCCATTGCATATCCGATAATCTCAGAAGAATATCCTTTGATTTTCTCAAACTCATTCCAAGATGTAAGAGGACGAACAAGTTGAGCCATGACCCAGTTACCTTTTGGGTCACTGTTTTGAATTAAAGCAAGAGCAGGTTGCAGTGTTTTATCTTGAGCAAACTGAACTTCTGTTTTGTTTTGTGCAATGCCCTTTGAATTGGTTGCAAACTTCATAACAAAGCGATTACTCAAAAGAAAAACTTTTCTTGAAGATCCTTCTCCTAATACTTGAAACTGTTGTTCTAATTGCCGAAGCTGATCAACGAAGGGCAAATTTTTCCATTGTTGGAAATTGAACTGTCCTTTGCTTTTCAGTTTCTCCATCAGAACCTCACTCTCGATTTTTTCGAATTCACGAAGGAACATCAAAACCTCTTTTGTAAATATTTTCTTTTATTTGCTGCGTCAGGCATTGAATGCATAAAAGTTGATATAAACTTCATCGTTCAAACCATAATCAAGAAGAACAACTCTTCCGTCTGGTGTCTTGCCCCAATGTTCAATTTTCCCCGCGTCGCCCTCTGACAATCCATACTTCTTTCTTGCATATTCAACAGCTTCTTTATATTTTTTGAACTGTTCAGTTTCTTCTCCGAGATCAGCACGGAGCATTTCAATGTTCAGTTCCAAACTTTTTATATTTTTTTGATAATGTTGAATATTCTTTTGTATTTCTTTGATATCTTTGGGATTTTCTGTCAGTTCTAAACTCTTTTGCAAACTGATGATCATTTGTTTTATCATTTCAAGATCATCAAGATATGTTTCAAGGCGTCCAAATCGATCCGAACCATCAAAGAGGTCGTAAAAATCAAATCCGGCAATCTTGATGAATTCTTTCGTGGAATTATCAAATTGGTCCATTGGTTTCACCAAATCGGAAACAAGCCACATCCCTTCAGGATTGTGTTTGTAAACCTTGGCAAGAATGTGAGAAACTTCAGGATCCTGTGACATTTGTGTTTCGAGTTTGTTTTGGGCGAAACCTGCTTTATTCATTGCAATTTTCAAAACATATCTAGATGATAAAATGTAAACGGCTCGTGAAGATCCTTGACCTATCTTTTCAAGACTTTCTTTTGCATAATGATTTGCTACTGACCACTTTTCGCTATCAATCTGTTGGAATTCTTTGAAATTGAAGGAACTGTTTTGAGTGCCTTTTCTGCCTCTCAACTTCTCTTCAATGTCAGTTTGTTCCATTAGTTGCTTAAATCTTTTATCGATAAAATTCATTGCTACATTCCTAGATAGTGTTCGTCCCAAACGTCAAGAGAAAGACCATAGTCTAATAATACAATTCTACCAGAAGCAGTAATTCCCCAATGGTCATCATATGCGATATCGCCTCCATGTAAACCGTATTTGATTGCTTCTTGAACGCCCTTGAACGTTTCAAAAAGTTTTTTGAAGTTTATTTTGTTTACATTTTCGCGATATCCTTGTGCCAACTCTTTCAAAACCGCCTCAGTTGGTACAGTTTTTTTAAAAAGGATTTTGTTCAAAACATAAAAGAAGAAAGTTTTGGTACATCCAAAAGCTCGAAGATAATCTCTGTTATGCGCTTCTTTCACAATCTCGCAAACAAGCCATCTATAGTTGCTATCAAAGTCATAAATTTCTGTAAAGATTGACTTCAAATCTGGATTTGTGAAAACTTCAACTTCATTT